TTGACCTGACCTTCAACCACACCCATCCGAGCATTGTTCGATAGGTAAAGGTTATCCAGCGACTGACGCACCAGGGTGGACTTGATCAGTTGCAGATCAATCGTCCTGTCTGCCAACGACTGACCAAAGAACTTGTGCGGGATCGGGATCGGGCAAATAACGTGGAACGGAACATAGTCCGTCTTCTCGTTGCTCAGAATCTCGTTGTTGCTGTAGAAGATCTTCCGCAACTCAGCGAGACCATCACCGTCATAGTCCACATAGATGTAGCACTCGAAAACCTCGACCTCCTGCATCGACTCATCCAGCGAGGTGACCTCGAAAGGCTCCTCTCCAGGTGTATATCGCGCAAGACGCTCCTCGGTGAAGTCCAGACTGTTGAATGCTGGCAGCGCGTCTACAGTCTCCTTGTCGAACCCCATCTGGATCAGGATCGACCTGGGAACCAGAGTCCGGTGAGCAAGGAATGGCGCATCCTGAACGGTTCTGGCTTTCTTGCTGACGATCAACTCTTCCGGAGGTACGTTCTCCACGACAACGCGACCGATCTTGTTGCGCTGCTGGACGACAACGCTGCGCGTCTGCATGACCTGACCGTCAACCTCGACTTCCTCGATCTGCTCTGCAACAACCTGTCTGGTTCCGTCTGCCAGTAACAGTGCAAGTTCGATCTCTGAGAGGTTCTTGTAAACCTCCTCGATCACATCCAGCTTCTCATCCCAATACGCTTTGACTGTCCCGGTCTTCTGAAGCAGTGCATCCTTGAACCAGTGATGCAGGATGGTGAAACCTGGGTTTTGCTTGTAGAAAACCCAGTTTGCGTAGTCCGTTGCTTGCTTCGCACCTTCCTCATCACCTGGGCCAACAGGCTCATACTGGATGATGTCATCAGCGCGAGTGAATACCCGGATCAGATCTGGCAACGCACCGTCTATAGCCTCTGCAACCTCAGCGGTGATGATCTGTGATCGACCTTCTACCTCGTTGCCATACGGCTTGCGGAGGTAGTAATCCATCGCTTTAGCGCGTTCAGCGGAAGTCTCTGTGTCGAGATAGCCAATAGCGTCATCGATCTCAGACGACAGAATGCCCTTGAGCCTACCTTCATCCATTTTGCACCTCTGCCCTGCGAGTGTATTGCCGTTTGGGTTGAGGATCTGCCTGTTTCAGCGCAGCAATCTCTTGCTCCAACTGGCGAATGCGCTCACGCAATTCGTGAATGGTTTGGTCAAAATCTCGACGTAGAACGATGTTTCCCTGCGGAACTAGCATCAAACCACCCATTTTGCACTATGTTTAATCGGTTTACCCCAATCGTCATTGGACATCATTTCCAGTGACTCTGCAAGATAACGCCATGCATCAGCAGCGTGAGAATGCTCATCATGCAGTGGCGCACCAGCCTCCTGCGTGACCTGATTGATAGCCCTGCGATACCGTTTGAGATGGTTTACAAGTTCCATCGTCTTGTCAGCATCGAAATAAGCCCTTGGAAAGACCATCCTGGCGATTCTGATACCTTCCTCTGGGTTACCCCTTGGCAGCACAGTAACTCGCCTTCCAAGCGTTTCTAGCAGGTTCTGGGTGGACTTACCGGTCTGGAAGTTCTTGTTTGCTCCATCGTGCGGGATGAAGTCTGTTCCCCATCTCCATTTCCTCGACTCGATCTCCATGACATAGCTGTCAATGGTTCGATGAGAGTCCTCGATGAAGTCAATGATCCTGACTTCTGACGCAACCTTCTGGACAAAGATGATCGACATGGAGTCGTTCCATCCCAAATCCCAGACAGTGTGGACTTTCAGTGTTGCATCGTATGGAACAGACCTAATCCGGCCTTCTCGCTGTAGAGCCTCAATCTCATTTGCGTAGATCGCACCGTCTACAGCAGGTCTGCATCGACCCTCCCAGACTGTCAGATACCCAGTCGGATCTCTGTCTAGCCAGTCTCTGCGCTCTTTGTCTAGCTCTTCCGGGAACCACGGGTTGTCTGACCAGTTGACCTGACAGACCCAGCTTTCAGCAGGTGGATGCGTTACAAACCGGGTGAACGTCTCATCGGTATCCAGTTCTGGGTTGAAACTGACCCATATCTCTGACCCTGGCTTGCGAATGGTCGGAATCAGGATGTCCCAGGATCGTTTACTGACAACCTGAGCCTCTTCCACCCAGCAGACATCTGTACCTTCGTACGATTTAAGATTTGCAACACCCTGCTGACGGATACCTGCGAATGTGAACTCTGTCCCATTCTTGCCGATGATCTTTGTCTCTTGGACCTCGTAGAACTCAGCGAGGTTCAGCAGATCAATCTGATCCTTCAGCAGCCTGTGGACAGACTCCTGGATGCTCTTCTGCGTCTCTCGAGCACACAGCACCCTGATAGGCTTTGTGGCTCCTAACGCTACAAGTGCTCTGGCAATCGACCAGGACTTACCAGATCCTCGTCCACCATGAAGGATCTTGTATCGCTTTGGCTGAAAGAGCGGTAAGAGCTTATTCGGAATCTCGACCTTCTGCCTCAACTCCGACCACCTCTAGGATTGCTGCTGTTTTGATTGGCTCACCATCGATACCAGAATGCTCGACAACCTGTTTCTCTTTCCATCCGGCTCGAGTCTTGAGCCAGAAGATCATAGCGGTAGTGTTTCCTGCTTTGGCCTGCTGGAACAGTGTTTGAGCGACCGCGGCATTCGCCTCCATTCGACCTTCAGTCAGTTCCTTCTTGTAGTGCTTGGTGAGTGTATCGTGGTCAATCTCTAGCTTGTCTGCAATGTCAACATAGCGCACCCCGACAGCGGATAGCGTCTTGACTAGCCGACGATCCTCGTCTGTTGGTTTATGCCGCTTGCCTTGCATTTTTTATATCCGAAAGTGTATTAAAAGTGTCACCTGTTGCCTCTAGCGTTGCCTGCTTGCCGGTGAAGTCTTGCCAGCGTTTTACAATTACATCGCAATACTTGGGGTCTATTTCCATTAATCTGGCAATGCGTCCTGTTTTCTCTGCTGCGATTATGGTCGACCCTGATCCGCCGAAACTGTCATAAACGATCTTCCTACCGGAGTGATCGGATAGGGCAATTTCAATCAGCTCCACAGGCTTCATCGTAGGATGAACCGTGTTCTGCTGTCGCTTGATCTGCCAAACATCACCTCGCACGGTTTTATTCCCTCCGAACGGGCCGTGATAGAAGATGATTTCGTGCTGTTTATAATAAAGGTCAAGGTGCTGAGCTGGATTTATCTTGTCCCAGACAATCATTGCCTTGGCCGGGTGGCCAATCTGATGCATCGCCTGCTTGAAAAGATGGGCGTATTGCCAAGAGCAGCAAACGTACATCACCTCGCAGGGCATAAGGCTCTGCATCAAGAAGTCCAAGAAATCTGGATCTGACATCTTGTCGTTCTTAATCTTTTCCCGACGATCCTTGACCCCCTGATAATCAATGTTGTACGGCGGGTCGGTGAACACCATGTCGGCCTTTTCGCCACCCATCAACTTATCGACCGCATCAACGCTGGTGCTATCCCCGCACATCAACCTATGCTTGCCAAGCAGCCACACATCTCCCAGTTTCGTAACCGGATCAACCGGAACCTCTGGAACTTCGTCCTCGTCCGTCAGCCCTTCTGTTACCTCTACCGGCATCAGCGCGGCAATCTCATCTGCCGAGAATCCAGTCAGGTCTGTGTCGAATCCCAAGTCCTTCAGGTCTGCAAGCTCAATCGACAGCAGGTTGTCATCCCACCCAGCATTTAGCGCGAGCTTGTTGTCAGCCAGGATGTAAGCCTTGCGCTGCGTCTCTGAAAGATGACTCAACCTGATACAAGGCACTTCTGATAGGTTTAGCTTTCGAGCAGCCATCACCCTGCCATGACCGGCAATGATGCTGTTGTCGTCTGCTATCAGTACAGGGTTGTTGAACCCAAACTCTCGGATGCTTGCAGCAATCTGGGCAACTTGCTCGTCCGAGTGTGTACGCGCATTCCTGGCGTATGGAATCAGCTTGTCGATTCCAATCTTCTCTATCATTCCGACTCCTAACGGGTCATCGGTTTACTTTACCTTTACTCGATCCTTAATCAACCTTTCGATCTCTGGATCACCCATCTGCTCCGGTGTTGGTGCAAACAATGCTCTCTTACGATTGTCTGTGGTTGCTGCCGGTTCAGACAAATAGTATACAGCGATTGAGTTTCTGGTTACACCTGCTGGACATTGGATTGGATCAGGCAGTCCATGCCATGAGCCTCTGGTGTCGAAGATCACTGCCCTGTTGAACTTCGGCTCAATGACCTTTGCAAGAGTTCTGCTGTCCTGGTACAGGCCCAACCCACCACCCCAGGACGATTCCCATGCAGGAGACAGGTAAACAATAAGGTTAAGCCTACGTTGTAGATGTAGCTTTGGATGTATGTTGTAGTCCAGGTGAACATTGAGCTTCCCTCCTCTGCTGTGCTGATGCCAACCACCACCGTGTAGTCCTTGGTCAGCGAACAGATCCTCGTCTACCATCGATTCTAGGTTCTGTGTGAACTTGTCGCTGGTTAACCAAGCAAAGGTCTTGTATGTCTCTGGTGGGAATCTGTGCCAGTCGTTACAGGTACGCTTGACCTCTAGTGGATTGTCATACCGAAACCAGCATGGATCGTCTGGA